AGGAATGATGATCCTTTGTTCATCTTTATCTGTGCTGTCGAATGTTTGGCGAAGAGAGTTGGTCCACTCCTTAAATTTTTCGGCGTAATAATAGTTATCTGGATTTAATTTTCTACTTTCCAGATACTTTTTTGCATCAGGACTTGCTGATGCTTTTGGTAAGTCCAATTTTGCTTTGAACTTAGGTGCTTCAAATTTAAATACTGGCTCGTCTACAGTAAAGTTTTTTCCAGTATGACCTTCTTTAAACTTTTCAAATGTATATTGTTTGTATATTGCAGTATCAATCTGTTTTAAAAAGTTATTAAAGGATATATTAAGACCACAATTATGACATTTGAAATTTGTATTATTTTTTACTTGATACAGATATCCCCTTGCTTTATTCTTATTCTTTTGCGAATCTCCGCAAATAGGACAACGAAAATTATAAAGGTTTTGTTTTACCTTTTTAAATTTTTGAAATCTTACCGAAATCAAATTGATGTATTTAACATCAACAAAATCCATGACAATATAGTGAGGGTTTACCTATCTTAGCAGATTATTGGGTCTTGTCAACACACAAAACGGTAATAAGCGCGGTCCATTTTATAACCGAATTTGTAATCTTTTGAAGTGAATAGATCGTTGTCTTATTTTTAGTTTTCACTGGCATCTTGTGCCAACACTCAATTATTTATTTTGTACTTGAACTTGTTGAGAATTTGGTGTTAATAAGTCTACAACCACATGAGATTGAGACAGAGCAAGAGAAACAACAGCAAAAACTCCAACAATTATCCAACGAAACTTTATGACTTCTTCCAGTTTACTTTCTACTTTTTCTATTCTTTCCGTTACTGCATCATGTTGGTCTTTATTTTCTAACTTCAATTCTTCAATCAATCTACCAATATAATCGTCTGCTCTATTGCACTGTTCAATTTTTTCATCATGGACAGCAAGCATTTTACTGATATTCTGGCTTGTCTTGCCCATAATTTGAATTGCCTCATCAATCTTTCTCATCATAACTTCATACGAAGAAAGTCTTTCTTCTAAAACAGCAATTTTAGTATCAGCAGAAGTATTTGAATTAAACATCTCTTTTTGAGTTATTATTTCTTACACTACTGGAAACGAATAACTCAAGTAGTTTTATGATTATTTATTTCATCCACCTTTTACGAGAACCAGGTGGAAGTTTAATTTGAGGACCCTTTCTTCTTTTCAATCCCATTACAGGATCAAATCCAGCAGTTGGTCCTTTAGAATCTGATGAACCACTAAATCCAGGAGCACCTGCAGCAGAACCTGTCGCCATCTGCTCTCTAATAATTTCAATTATCTTGTCCAGTTTCTTCTTTTCCATTGTAGATTTTATAGAGTTCAGAGAGACAATATATATCGACTTGAATATCATGAATATAGCATTTTGGATACTCAGGCAATTTGCCAAGAAAGATAATAAAAGTTTTCATAGCAGACCACAACTCTTTTTCAATCTTATAAAAAAGCATTGGAGTTGTTGCCTCACCAAAAATATTATAAAGAATAATAAAGTGATTAAGAAGAAGATGAGTTTTTAACTGACCTGTGTTCTTATATCGTTTCAATAATCTTTTAATATATTTGAAATGATTTAAATCTTTTTCAAAATCTTCCTTAGTTACTGCCTGAGGATTTTCATAATATTTAATTGCGAATAAAAGGAAATTGTCCTCATTCAACTCATTGAAAATCATATATTATCAAAATGGAGGATATGTTGGCGCATTTCCTGTTGTAATACCAGACATTGCAACAAGAGTTTCAGATTTAACTCTAAGATTTCCCTCAGAGTCTTTATAAGTTGTAATTCCCACCCATCCAGCATGAGTTAGTTTGAAACTAGTAGATCTTGCTCCTTCTACTCCAGCATCTTCAATACCAATAACATTAGTTTCGCGTCCACCAGTTACTCTCGAGAAAGTGATTGCTGCACCAGTAGCAATTCCAACAGCAATCGTAGAAGCAAGAGATACGCTAGTAGCACCAACAGTTGCAACAAGTGTAGTAGTTGCACCACTAGTGAATGTATCTCCAGCAAGAACTCCAGTTAAAGAATTGACAAAAACAACGTCAGTTCCAATGCCAGCGTTTGTAGTGGCAGCAGAAACAAGAACATTGATTGTTTCTGTTGAAGACCCAGTAGATTGATTTAAGTGACTATCAAGAACAGCAAATTTTGGAGACTCACTAATTTCAAAAGCGACTCCAGAAATCGCATCTCCACTCAATCCAGCAGTTGATGCAATTGAAAGTACGGTTGTGCTTGCAATTCCGACAATTACAGCATCACCATAATTAACACCAAAAGTAGTACCAAATCTAATCACATCTCCAGTTGCCGCAGCACCTACCTGACCAAAAGTAGTTCCACTACCAGTTACAGTAAGGGTTGCATAATCAAGAGATACTGTACCTCCAGATCCTTTAGCATCATTATTTCCCCAGAGTGCCATGTTCTTTCTTCCGTAAAAGTTATTTGCTAAAAATTATTTATAAAAAAAGGAGACCCTACTTTTGGTCTCCTTTATGGTTTAGATTAGTCTAAACTAAAAAATCAATCACTTACAATCTCTAAGAAGTGCAGTTTTTACCGTTGCAGCAATTACATTATCAATATCATTATCAGTAGTATTCACATAACGATCAAGAAGTTCACAAACAAGTCTCTTTGTGTGACAAGAATTCATTGCCGCCAAAAGAAGTGGTTTTACAATCTCTACTAATACTCCCATAATGACCTCCTATAAAAGATATCCTTCTCTATTTAGGAATTCAAGCTGTAATATCAGTATCTACACCTTTAGGAGCAGATCTCAGTGCTTGAAGTTTTCTTTGAAGAATTTGAACTTCTTGCTGTTTTTGCCTATCTTTTTGTTGTGCTACCTTTTTTTGCATAGCATTTTGTTGGCTAGACTGTTGCTGAGTTTTTGGTTGAAGTTCCATTGCTTGTTCAGCAATTTTCTTTGCTAGTTTGGTAGCAGTGGCATACATTACTTCTTTGCCACGACCTGGATATCTCTTCTCAAAGTCTGCTGCTTTGTCCTTCATGGACTTCACAATTCTTTCTTTTTCTTTAGTCTCAGCAGCACTTAAAGTTTTTTCGTCAATTTGAACTTGCTCACTTCTAACACTTGCAAGAAGGTCATCTAATTTAGACTTTCTTTTTCTCTTTGGAGAAGTTGCTACAGGTGCTTTTGCCTTTGGCGCTGCTGCTTTCTTTTTCTTTGCCTTTGGTGGAGTTGTTGCACTTCCTTCCCAAGGATCAGAAGGTTTTTCTGCCTTCTTCTTAGATGGAGGAGTGTAAGAACCACTACTTACTTTTTCTTTAGTCCCTGCTCCAGCACCACGATATGTTGATGGTTTTCTTGCTGCTGTCGGTGCTGGTTTCTTATCACCACCTTCCATTTTACGAGCAACACCTAATGCACCTTTAGCAACCTTTCGCGCACCAGTTGCGACTGCTTGCTTTGCCGCTTTCTTAGCACCACGAACTTTGCTTGAAAGTTTTTGTCTAGCAAGTCTTCCAACTGCCGCAACTAAGTTACCTTTTTTCTTTTCGCCAGTAGGAGTATCGTGACCAAAGGTTACTTTTGCTTCAGTAAGTGCAAACTCAAGTGCTTCTTCAATATCATCTTCTTCATACCCCTCTTCAAGAAGTTCATCATAAACACTTTCTACAATATAATCAACTTCATCAATCTCAACCATCTCAAGAAGAGTTCCGCCAAGGTTCTCTACTGCTTCGCCAAGATCAAGTTTTGGATTGATATCAATTTTATTGTTGACTTGCTTTTCAGTAATTTTTACATCTGCGCTTTTATCTTTTTTGATTTTATCAACAACCTCAATAAGATCCTCTCTCCAGTTTGAGTATCCTTCTTTTGCAATAATTTTTGAACGAACCTTTCTGCGGTTCTTTAAATATGCATCAGACTTATCCACATCACCATCATTATCAATATCGTCATCTTCCTTACCAACAGGATCAAGTGCTTCTTTGATCTTATTCTTTTCTCTCATTGCTTTTGCTTTTGCAAGTATTCTTTCTCTAGCAGCATCTTGCTCTGCCTTTGGAATAGCAGTTACAGCTCCAAGTCTTTCGGCAGGTTTACCGGGAACAGCAGACTCAATAACCTGCTCCAAGTAAACCTTGGAAATATCATTCAGAGGATTAATAGACATCGTAATTAAGCACTTACTTTACTTTTTCTATACTTATTTATGAAATTCAAGAATGCCTTACCACCTGGTTGAAGATTTTCTTTTCCTAAAGTTGACCCTGGAGTTTGCTTAACTGCATACTTAAGGTATCCCTTTGTCCCAAATAGAGTATTAGGTTTTCCTGGTTCTCTATACATTCTATCCATCTTAACTTCAGTATATTCCATCACATCCTTAATCCAAGACTTGAACATATATCCTTCCTCTGTTACGCAAATAAGATGATTGGTTCCTCTACGCATTACCTCCCCAATCAATCCCGTGTTAAGATTTTGAACTCTATCTCCAATCTTAAAAATCTTCCCTCTTATATAATTCTCACGAAGATTTCTCATGTCACACTTTGGAGCAATCTCCCATAATGCAAAATTTTCTTTCTTAACCTTTGATTTCTTTACATTCATTCCTTGACGGACTGCATTGAAGAGTGATTTAGTTTCTGCATCAGTAAGTGTCTTTGGAGTTCCACTACGGAATGATTTGAAATCATCATCAACAACTGCTTTTCTCATCTTAGATGCTGACATTCCTTCTATACCTTCAGCATCTGCATCCCTTACACCAGCAGATACGACACGAATTAAATCAAAGTTATAAAGGTCTCCATTATACTTTTGAGCTAGATTTTCAAACTCTGCTTGTCTATCAGAACCAACAACTATATTAACATTAGTATATCCATCCTCATTTGCAGTAACGAGAACATTAAAAATGGTTTTCATTTCTTCATCATTAATAATGTTCTCCTCAAACTCGGGGAACATTTTCTTCATATAAGAAACTTTAGTATTAGGATCTAAAGGATTCTTCTTTGGATCTTGAGACCTTGAAGGATAAATCTTAATATCTCCGCCAGCAGAAATTCTCTTTGCTGACTTGAGAAGTTTTTCATGCCCTACTGTAGGTGGATTGAAACGACCAAAAACAATAGTCAGTGGTGGTAGTTCTTCAGTAGGTTGTTCTTCAGGTGCTTGTCCTGGTGCTTCCTGAGGTTGTGGTGCAGGGGCAGGTGCTGCTTGGGTTGGTTGAGCAGTTGGAGCAGCACCAGCGGGTTGCCTTCCTGCTGCTGGTTCTTCTGCACCTTTTGGTTGACGACCATCAATGTACTTGAGTTTTCCCTTTTCTGTTCTCGCAACAACTTTACCGGAACGATCTAACCATCCACCGTGACCGTCTCCAGTATATCCAAGTTTTTTCGCTTGCATCGCTGCTTGCGATTCTTTTGCTTCAGTTAGAAAATTTAGAAAACTTTTCATATTTCGTGTTGATATACTTATATTTATTCTAATTTTATATACGGAGCAGAAAAACTTGCTTGAGAACTTGCATACAAGTATATATCTTTTACGACTTCATCTGCCTTATCTTTCGTTGCATTTTCCATAGTTAGAAGCAATTTCATAACCAAATATTTTGAATATCTATACTTATTAGATTTTGCTTGTATAGTCTTGGCCATGGAAGATACTTCAGATGTTTTTATTAGTTTATACTCCGCCATCATCTTTGCAATATCTTCTGCGTGTTTGTCGCTATTTTGCTCCGCTAATCTAGCAGATTCTTGAGAAGATGGAAGTTCCTTAAATCCGTGTCTTTTTAGAATATAATTTAATGGACCCAAAGATACTTTACCTTGATTAGCGGAAGCACCTTTAATCTCTCCTTGCCATCCAGTTAAAGAAGTTTCTCCACCAAAACTTCTAAACTGAATCTTCTCGCTTGTGGCAGCACCCCATTTAATATATCCATCCATTGCATCTAAAGTTGTAGTTGTCCCTCTAAAAGATGCTGTCGTAATTTTTTTATCTGTTGGGAAATTCTTCTCAGAAATCTTTGCAGTTCCAGTTTCATTTTTTTTCAAAGAAACTCCAATAACCTGATTATTTTGAATATATTCAAACATTTTTTCATTCAAACCCTTAAGTGTTTTTTCTTCTGATAAGTCTCTAACTGCAGATGGGTTTGATATCATATAAATGTCTGCTGGACTCCACTTATTAAGATTACCAAAAGCACGTTCCTGTCGGTTTATATCAGTGAATGTTTTTTCTATTGTATTAACTAGATTTGATCCTCTATGAAAAGTGAATTTTGCTTTTCCACCATATCTTTTATATAAAGCATTAGCACCAGCAATAGATGATTCAATCCAATCATCTGGCAAATCATTTATCAATTTATCAAAACTTTCGTCAGTATCTGCGGTAGCAAGTGCCTTTTTAAAATTTTCTTTCGTAAGATCTCTATTAGTAATTTGTCTCTTTAAGACATTAAACGCTAAAGCAGCATAAAGTGCTTGTGCAGATTCTGCCATTTTAGTTACCGCAGCACCAGCACCAGATCCACCACCTGCACCTTTTTTATAAATTAATTTAATTACAGACTTGGATTTTTTTAGATCTATTTTTGTGACAGGAAAAGAAGATTCGCTTTTATCAATTTCATTTATAAAAGGTATTCCTCTTTTCTTAAGCTCCTTTGAAATAGAATCTTGCGCCTCTGCTCTTTGAGATGCAATGATTCTAATTTTATCTACTTTTGGTCCTGCCTTTACAACTTTCGTCTGATATTTCTGCAATGCTATATTGACAGCTAACAAAATTTCAGTGTCTGTCATTTTTTATTTTTATTTATGGAGAATAGGAGACTCGAACTCCTGACACCCGCCTTGCAAAGGCGATGCTCTACCAACTGAGCTAATTCCCCAAGTTTAGATATTATAAAACCCCCCAACTAAAAAGTCAAGGGGTTAGAACAACCTTCCGTGGTTATTTATCAACCACGCTTTGCACGAAGTTTTGCGAGGACTGCACCTGCTACTTTTTCACCACGCTCTTTAGAACCATAACGCTTACCAGCAGAAGCAGCAATCTTTGCAAATGCTTTACCAGGTTTACCAATGTCCTTACCTGCTCTTGCTGCCTTTGCAGAATATGTTGCTTCTACAATTGCTTCAATATCATCAGCATCTAATTCATTTGCCATAATCTCTTGTGCTTCTTCCAGAGTTTCTGCAAACCCTTCTACTTGGAGAAACTCAAGAACCACATCAAAGATATCAAGTTCTTCATTCTTAAGTGCTGCTACTCTTCTTGCTGCTTTACTACCCTTTCCTCTATCTCTACCTTTACCTAGAGTATCTGCCCAATAATCTTTGTTCTTTCTATTCATTTCGCCACCAACAGAACGCTCTTCTGGAGGGGCACTTCTTCCACCACGCTTTCTCATTGAGTCAAATCTCTTATCCAGTGCTTCATCTACATTCTCAACTTCTTCAGCATAAGCATATCCAGGAAGGTGTCCTTTTGCTTTGGTAACTTTATCAGAAAATCTAATCTTTCTTGCCATATGAGCAGCATTTTTTTCACCTTCTTTTTTTGGAAGAGGTCTATCACCACCTCTGCGTTCTGTAGATGCTGCTCTTCTCATTTCCGTATCAGCACCCTTAACTGCTTCATCAACTTCTTGAGGAGCATAAATTGTAGAATATGCTTCCATCAAACCTTTAAGATTGTTGGTATCCATTAGAAAATCTTTATATTCTTCTATGGATATTTATAAATTAGGTCAGTTCCATTGGATAATGCTCATAGTCCTTATCTATTCTTGACTTCTTTTTCTTCTTTGCTTCGTTCGGAAGAAACTTTTCAAATTGTTTTTTACTCATTTCTTCCTGAAGTTTTCTCCACTCTGAAAAATACATTATCGTTTTTTATGTATTTATTAAAAAACCTCCCGAAGGAGGTTTCAATCAAGCACCAAGAACAGCATCAATACTATCATCTAGTTGCTGAATAACTCCACGAATATCAGCAACACGAGGAGGAACACTCACTTCATCATAAGTATATCCTTTTTGTGCATCGAACAACACTTGACGAACTGCTGCTGCTGTACGAGCATCCATTTTAATTGTTACTTGTTTCTCTTTACTCACAGGTCTCCCTCCACACGATTTTCGCTACGATAAACATCAAATGTCCCCTCTGGATAACGAGCACTCAGTTTTTCATAATTCATCTGGAGAACTTCATCAATAGAAGTGTCAAGTGCCATACATGCTTGGGCAAGATACCAACAAATATCTCCAAGTTCACGCTTTAGGTGAAATTGAGCCTCTTGATTATAGGGTTTTCCTTGCAAGAAAACTTTTTTTACAACCTCAGTAAATTCTCCCGCCTCAGCACCCATACCAAGAGCAGCAGTAAGAAGACGAGGAACATCTACTTCATCATTTGCCTCAAGTTCAGTCATACGCGACAGAAGTTGTGCAAAATCACTACTTGCTGGACTTGTAGTTTGGCGAACGAATTCAATATATTTGTTTGTGTCAATAACTTGGGTCATATTAGAATTTAAATCCTTCAAATGATTTTTTAGGTTTTCTTTCTTCATAATCATACTCTTCATCCTTTCCATTGTCAAGAATATCTTGTTGAGCAGATTGTTCACAGTCATAAAGACGCATTTTAGCGCGGTCAATACCAACAACAAAACGTTTATGAATGGTTGGGTCATTATAACGATTCTTAAGTTGTTTGACAAGAATCTGCCCAAGACCTTCGAGTTCTTCAGTAGAAATCAACGCAAACATCAAGTCAGCAGTTGCGGGAAGACCGAAGGACTCTGAAGTATCAGTGAGTTCAACATCAGAAGAACCATAACCACTACGAGTAGTTTGAGTAGCACTTACAATAGGAACATTAAACTCTACAGCAAGACCACGAAGTTCTTCTGCAAT